CGTCCGAAGTCTTTTACAGGGACCGAGACAGTGTTCGTATGAATGTGGATGATGAAACCGGTGATCAAACGATCGTACAAAAAAGGTCGATGTTTAAGGAAGACATTAAGAAGGTGAAAAATGCCCCTTTTGATGTTCGGTTTAGTATCTGTCGAGAGGTGCTCATGCCCGAAGATGGTGACTATACGGACATGGATCGTAAACGATTCAAGGAACGTAAATCATTTGTTCGTAAGAACTTGAGCATCGACATGACAAAGTCTACAGGTGACACTGTAGATATGGATGCCGAAGACCCGACATCGTACCAGGTTGAATTCGAAATCGTCGCACCTAATCGAGTTGAAACTTCGGAACAATTGTTTAACATCGTGCACAAAATAAATGATGTATTTAAATTGTTGTCTTCTAATAAATGATGAATGTAGTCTTTTTACTTTTGGTCGCTGGTGCACTCATGTATGACAGAGCTGTAAACACTAGCGAAGTTGGTGGTTCCAAACACTTTTACATGAGCGAAGGTATGTCCAAGGGTATGTATAAGCGTATGGAGGATTCGGGTGTCACTTCAGAGTCTTTAAAAGCATTCGTCCATATGGAAGACCGGATGCTGGAACTTGAACATTTAGCTGTGTGTAGTGGTATACCTAGACATCTTGAAGTGTCTGCACTTTCTCAACAAATAAAGGATCGTTTCCCTGCGTTCGATTTTACCTATCATGGCATTCACGTGAAACAAGCTGCTGAACCGAATAGACTCATCAACAGAAATATAACATGTTAATAAGAGATTTAAGCATGTATTTATGTGTCGAACTTTCTATCATGTGAATTCTTTTGAGAATAAAAAGAATCAAACCATTGTCATCTTCGAGACTATTTTCCCTGACCCACTTTCTAGGATCTTCACTGTTTACGAAATCATGGGTGTACATATATCTAAACTCTAAATGCGACATGAGTTTTGCGGATTCTCTACCCTTTCGTATATAGTCAGCGATTACGTAAATGATACCGTCTAGGAATTCTTCTTTTGCCATGTGCATCCATGAGTCCTTTTTCGTGCCCCATGTCACTGTGTCATCATCGACGCGAACGCCGTGCCCATACTTAGTCTTGCCGAGCTGGAGTCGCTCAAGAATAAGATCGCGTGGGTCTTCCATGTTGATAATGAAACGCGACATATCTTTATGTCGTTGGAATAAATTCCCAACGAAGGTCTCCGCATATATTCTTCCATATGAGATCCTGTTGATATAACTTTTCTTTCGACTTTAAGAGTGGAAAGTATTGTAGATATTCATCTTCACCTAATAATTCACAAAATTTGTAGAGTACATATGAATAGCTAAGGAAGTTCTTTCTATCCGGTGGACAATGTCGATCAAACGGTTTTTGTATATCTTTGAACATGATTCTGAGGCGCTCTTCGAGTTCCTGTGGCATACTTGGAGGTTTGATACCATTAAGGATATTCGTAATGTATGGTACATGTTCATAATATTTGTTAAGTCGAAGCTTTTTCAAAAGTCCGCGGATTCTTGTGTGTGTAATTTCATCGAGGGACCTGATTTTGAGTTTTTTGAGTTCTGCTCGAAGCTGCTCAATCACGTCATCCGGAATGGTTGTCATTTCCTGCGCCTGAAATTGTGACATTTGTTCATTGAAATGGTTTTCTCGCTTGTACGAGTAATTCACAATCTTTTCCGTATTCTCTTGTTCTTCTCTGTATGTAAGTTCTTCGCTAATCAAAGATGCAATCACGAGACCACATTGGTCACATATAAGGTCACTCGTGTCTTCGAAGAATATGATGTTACTATCTTTACATTGTGGACACTCGTCTCTCTTTCTTTCGCTGGGTCTGTGTATGTTTTGATTTTCAACATCGTTTAGGTAATCCATGAATATATCTTTTCTCTGTAGACCTTGCGTCTCTTTACAGTTGAAGACATTATCTACGGTCGTGACTATACCTGTATCTTCAACGTATCTATTCATGTAAGGCATGCATTTGATTATATAATCTGACATATCACTCTCATATACGTTTCTGTTTTGTGGGTCACTTTCAATTAACTCTCTCCATTTTTCAATCTTGTTGTTGTATCTACTTAAAAAGTTACCCTCCATATAAAATAATGTTCACCAATCTTTTAAACCGTGTTATTGTTTGGGTGTACGGCTTTTATAAATACATGGTCACTATGCCAGATTATTATATAGAAAATGTAAACGTGATCTATACTCTAGATCAAATGAAGAGTTATGATATCAAAGATAAATTATGGAAAGATGAATCAAAATATTGGGATCGGGATACAGACGAGGTGTATTCTGATCTTACATACAAGGATTATATGACTGCGACAGTTCCAGAAAACGTCAGTAAGACTATTCTTCGAATAAAATACTGGTGCAATGGAAGCATCTACAAACTTATCACAGAAAACATGAAGTTCCGTTTACCGGATGATCTCAAGAGTGGATTTTCATTTAGTATCCCTTTGGGTGAAGCCTGGTTGGTTGATCACGGTGATAAACCCGTGAGAGACATCACCAAAAAGGTGAAGCGATACGCTGGACCTAAAAATGATTTTCATGGCGAAAAGGTACGAATACGAGATATGTTGTATTATACTGAAGATACGCTAAAGAAAGATTACCCAGCCATTCGTTTGATAAATGCACTTGGGATGTCTAAGAGTGTGAGTACGATTGACGGATACACTAACGATCTTCGCTTGCCTTAGTGGCTAAGTAAAATCGAAGCTCACCGAGATCCGCGACATTGTATTTTAAAATCAGAAAACGATTCGCTTCTTCTTGAAGAATTTGAACAGATGCACACATGCTCGTCGCTTTCGTAAAGATATTCAAGTATTTCAATGAATAGAGTCCCGAGATTAACGGACTCTCTTCATTGCACTCAATTTCAGTCTCTTGATTCGCAAAGTCGCCTTCACAGCGGAGTTTCAGTTTCGTACCCACACGCGTGATTTCAATTTCACTGCCAATGTTGGACATGTCACGGCAGAGACGCTGTAAGTCCATGGATGGAAGAGTTGTGACCGTCGTCATTTGAATGTCGGGAACTTCAATTTGACTTTCGTTGATGTCGAGGAGTTTCAGTTCAAAACTAGTGCTCGTCTTCTTTGCTTCACTGACGATTTCAATATTCATGAACTCCTTGGAGTCAATCGTAATTTTGAGGACGTCGTTGTTTGTGATCGATTTCAGGAGCTTGAATGTATTTGAAATATTGATACCCGCGATGACTTCTTGTTCGCACACGTATTCTTCAAAGTTTTCAGCGGGAAGAAACATATCAACGAGAGATGTACGCGCTGTGTCAAGTGTCACAATGTACATACCACTCGGCTTAAAGTATATGTTCAAGTCATTGAGTACATCTTTGAGAACTTCGAAAGTGGACTTAAATGCCGATGCTTGGATCGTCACCAATCTCATATCTATGGGATTAATTAATTACTTCTTTATGTTATTATACGCATCTGACACACTCACCGCAATGCGTTCTTCAAGCTCTTTTGTCATGGCTGGCTGCAATGATCGCCCATAGCTATCTAAACTGAAAATATCGCCATCGTCATCATCGCCGTTGAGTGACGTTACACCACACGCCGATCCGAATCCACACCCACCGAAATCATTCGTAGGTAAAAGTGATTCGAGCCAGGCTTTGATTTCGTTACCGACGAGAATTTTACCATTTTGTGTCAACAGGGTCGGTACTCGGGTAATGGAATTTGCATATTTTTGCGGAATGCCCTGGGTGTTTATATTATGAAACTTTACCATCTGTTTGAAAGTCTTGTTCTTTTGAATATAATCAATAATGTCTAGGCTGTGTGCACACCGGGGACTGTATATCAGTAGTGACATTTATATGTACTGGTTTATTTTCTCAATTTAAATTAACGCATGATGAATGGATTACCCATCGCCCTACTCCTGACCGTCGTCCTTCTTTTGACGGTTAGACGCGAATCTTATAGTGAAATTTTTGGTTTCTCAGGGTGGAGCAAACCCAGTGAAGGAATTATCCTCGATGACCCAGTGGAAGACATTTCCAGGTATCGAGTGGTCGAAACGAAGGTTGATAATGATACGGTTGAACGCCTCGTGCTCGCGACGAACAAAGCTATCAAGCAAAAAACCGGTGTGTGTAACTATATTATCGAGACGACGTCAATTAAGAAATTCGTGGAACGTAGTGGCGATAAGCAATTTTACCGCGCCATGTTCATGGCTGTGAAGAATCATGGGTTTGCGTTTGGCTTTGCGGTGACGGTCGACGCCGAGATTAATGGTGACGTCGTGAAGATTAAGTCTCTTCGAACGCAACCGATTGATGCCGATATTCCGAATGATATCAAACCATTCACAGACGGCGAAGCTGGGCAAGATTTTATCGACTATAAGCTCGTGAGAGAAAAAGCGATGCCTACCAGAAGTGAGTTTGAAACTGCCAAAAATAAATTCCGTTAATTGTAATGATCAATATCAATGATGTTCAAAAGATCGAAAATACACGAAAACAAATAAAGAAGGAAATATACAGCAAAATTTTCGAACAATTTTCGAGAAAGATTAAACAGACGGCTGAATTCGGACAGAAACAAGTTTTTCTACGTGTACCGAGTGTCGTCATGGGATATCCATCGTTTGATCGTTCAGTCGCCGCGAGGTATCTCAAGCGACAGCTTGATAACGGTGGTTTTATCACGCAATTGGTCTCTGAGATAGACATTTACGTGACGTGGGACGTAAAAGCGACCAGGGAATCAAAAAAAGAAGAGGAAGATTCAGACGTAGAATTTCCAAGTTTTGTCAATCTTAGAAAGGTTGCCAATCAATACAGGGAGTAAGTGCGTGGTAATCTTTGTATTTAAAACCCCACTTAAATCATAAATGGACAATTTAAACGTACTCGTTGAAGCGAAAAAGGAGTACCTTGGGCAATTGTGTCATCTCATGACCCCAGTTATGATTCAAGTGTTTCAAGACATGTATGACGAAGCGACCAAACTCTCCAAGGGGCGAAAAGTGCTCATCATGTTTCAAAAGCTTCTCAAGGAAGTTCCGAATTGGAGTAACGCCATGTCAAAATCGCATTCTGATAACATCGCCGAACGCTGTTCATGGTTTAGTGATCTACTCGCAGCGGTCTTCGTTGCGTGTACAAAAATTCTGTCAGCTGTTCGTTTGAAGGCTGATAACAAAAAGATTAGCTTGAAACTTCCCACAAATGAAGTTTTTATTCAAACCGTCTATAACAATGCTGCGAAGAATCTGTACAAGGATCCCTACGTGTACCACGAGGAACAATCTGAATATCTCCGCGACGAAAAACTTACGGCGCGATTCTGTGTTTGTATTGAAGAGTCAATTAAAGAACTGATCCCTGTGCAGCAAATTCTCCAAACGTACATGTCACAAGAAAGTAAGGATATCGATATTGGTGAAACCGACGATCCAGAAGATCCTGATATTTTTGACGAACCTGAACCTGAACCTGAACCTGAACCCGAGCCCGAAGCGATGCCAACGGAACAAGAACCCGTGGCCGAAGCCGAAGGTGAACAGACCATGGAAGACATTGCACCAGTCGAAGACATTGCGAGACCCATGGGATCTCCCCTTGATAATGAATTTAAGACGATTAATAATGTCACGGATCCGAACCCAGCACCCGAACACGAACCCGAAGCCGGTGACGAAGGTGTCTTTTTTGGTGACGCTCCAGAACAGCGAACAAAAAAAGTTGGCTATAATTAAATGGAACTCTCCGACTATTTGCGAGACCCCGTATGGGCGGCGCTCATCGGTGGGCTCATCACCGCGATCTACATTCACGCCAAGGCTCAACTGAATAACGAAGGTAAGCTCAAGATGGCTCAGTATACGAAGCCCGCGGCGCTCAACGCGATTCTTATTTATTTCATTGTTTCGAATGGTATCGGTCAACGTGAGTCGATTTCCACGGAACCTTTTTAGACTTAAAGATTTTGAGGGTATAGTAATAAAATGGCGTCGGTTTCTGCGTTTAATGACATGATGACTCAATTTCTTGTGGAATTGCACAAGACTTTCCCACAGGAGAAAGGCATTAAAAAGTTTATGACTCAATTCGAACTCTTGAAGGATGCGAACCCGAGAATGGCTGTGGATACGTTCATGGGTGGAATTACACCGTACGCCGATAAGATTTCACAAAAGGACGAATCATTTATTCTTAAGGATTTGGAAAACATCGAATACCTCTCTGAGTTGAACTTCAAGGAAAATTGGAACTCGTCCCTCTCTACTGCTACGAAGGATGCGATCTGGCAATACTTACAAACACTCTACATGCTCGGTACAACGATCACCGCTATTCCAGCGGAAACCCTGAGCATGATTGAAAACATCGCAAAGGATTGCGCCGACAAGATGGGTGATGACGGAAGTGGTATCGATGAGGCGGCTCTCATGAAGACTATGAACAGTATGTTTGGTAACCTTATGAAAAAATAAACCTCACATTATATAAATGAAAGCTTGGTTTGACGATCCGAAAGAGCTGATCAAGGCGGCAAAGGTTTTGCAATTCTGGCCGACGAATAAACAATCTCCAGAAGAGCGCGTGAATGCAGCTTCGAGATTCGTCATCTATGCAACGTGTTTTCTTTATTTGATTCGACGAGACATTCGTATCTTCGTGCTCGGTGCTACGATCCTCGGTGTTCTTTATGTTATGTACAAGGCGAAGATGATCAAAGAGACGTATGGTCGCCCGGCGTTTGGTGGTCAAGGGTGTCAAATGCCCTCCATCGATAATCCGATGGCAAATGTTCTTTTGACGGACATCACGGATAATCCTAACAGACCACCGGCGTGTGATTACTCGTCAGTTAGACCGATTGTTCGTAGTTTTGTGGATGATCGCATCCCGTATGATGCAGGTCGTTCGAGATCCCCGTTGCCGATGTATCAAAAGAGTGCTGCGTCTAGACAGTTTGTGAGTGGACCAGTCACCTCTATCCCAGGTGATCAAACGGCATTCGCGGAATGGTGCTATGGTGACAGGCATCGCCCATTATGTAGAAGTGACACGGGTGCTTGCAGCCCGAATGCGAGAGGTGCTCAGCTCGGCGCTTTCTCGGGATTGGATTTCAGTGGAGACAGACGATAAATATTCTTACGTAATAGTAAATGGCATATCAGCTCCAACCAGGCTTGTCGCTTGTTGAAAATCCGGCAGTCCCGACAAACCGCGCGACGGATGACGTTTTCGTATACCCTCAACCGAGTACGTTGAACTTTGGCTCGAGACCCCAAACCATGTTATACGGTACCGCGCCGTACATGGCTGGTAAGGGATCTCCAGCGCAGTATATCGATACAAGCGATCAGCTCAGACCTCAGTCGACGTCTCAATTTAACAAGTTCTTGGTCAAAACTCATGAACGTAACTTCTTTCCTCTTC